CATAACCACTATTAATGGTTCCATCAGGCTCCGTAAAACTACCATCAGCATTCTCTGACCAGCCACCACCCCATTCACCACCAACAGAAGGTGATGCTCCGGCACCTATAGCAGGGCCAACAATACTTGCAACCTTGTCCCGCCTAGACTGTGCTTTTGCAGCAGAGGCAGCGGTTGGTTGGGCATTACCTATTGTACCTAAGAGGTTATCAGACCTTGTCATAGGGTCGGCGGCAAACTGATCCATGAAAGCATCCCTATCAGCCTTAGTGGGATCAACCATATCATCCCAATCTGCTATTGCTGATTGAGCTATTGCCTCAGGGGAGAATTGATCAGTAAATGCCTCAGATAGATAATTCTCATGACCAGTAATAGCCGCTGTAGTGCCCTCATAGTTATCAGGAGTAAGATCACCTAATGTATTAGTTGCTACATCATTACCAAAGAAGCTCTGTATACTGTCCCATATACCAAGCTGATTCTCCATGCCTGGAATCTCGTCCAATGCACCAGTCATCTTCTCTGTGTATTTAGAATTAGCTACGTTGTTAACACCACTGATAGCACCATATATACCTGGTACACCAGTAAGAAACCCACCTGCCTCTAGCGCATTCTGTACTTGGGAGTTGCTAGCTAGTGTTGGATTAGATGGGGCAGTAAGTCCTGCCGTCTCTAGGGCTTTATCAACTGCACTAGTTACCTTATCTTTAGCCTTATCATATGCTCCGCTCAGAGCACTCTTACCAGCTTCTACAGCATTATCCACCATACTGTACTCTTGCCCTGGTATATTAGTCTCATACCCAATAACTTCATCAAGAGAGTTGTAGTTAGGCTGTTCTATCTCACCCTTTGACCACGCATCATACGCAGCCTGATCTCCATATACAGAATTATATGCATCTCCAATAGCATCTGGTATGCCAGTGATGTTATCATATATATCTGAGACTTTACCTATACCCTTAGTAAACTTACCATCCAAGAAGTTACCAAACTTGGCATCTGCTTCTGCCCCAAAGACAGAATCCTCACCCACGTAATCATCAAATGGATCATCTGAGTTACCACCATCGTCCCCACCATCATCATCATCAATAGGCCCTACGATGCCCTCAGGAGCCGCTGCAGGAGCAGGAGCAGGTTCTGGGGTGGGAGTGGTAGGGGTAGGTGTGGCATCAGGTACTGTGCCCTCTACGAAGCCCTCAGGGATATTGAATAGGGGTTGACCATCAAAGAAGGTAACCAGCATGGTCTTGCCGGTATCTGGGTTGACATATTGTGATACAGTAGTTTGCTTGTACTGGTTACTAGGCTTAAGAACATCAGGGGTAACATAACCACCCTCTGCATACTTACTATCTGTAGTATTTACTGCATCAACGGCATTACTAGGGTTAGACGCCATCTGATTAAGGAATGATTCACCCTCCTGTTGTGCCCTCTTGATGTTATCCTTACCCCATAGCTCCACAATGCGCTGAGGTAAAACCCACTCACCTTCACTTAGCCTAGCAGGAACATCATCCCGTACACCCTTAGCTGTGGCACCGGGGGGTATGGCATTGCCTGATATAGGATCAGTTTGATGACTTAACAGGGTCTGTGTCTCTTGGTTTAGCGACATCTTTTCTTTCCTCGTGGGCCTTAACCTCGTCACGCAATGTCTTAAACTTCTTAAGCTCTAGGATTGCTCCTTGTGCCCTGCGTATTAATGTGTTGTCGTCAATTACATCCATCACCTTGCGGTGCTCCTCAATACGGTAGTCGATGTAAGAGTTGAGTGCGGCGTGTAGATCGTAGTTAGACACTAGCCCCTTCAGCGGGCTGGCTATTTCCTTGGGAAGCATTGTTACCTGTGAATTGTTCCTCTCCTGGGACAGCAGCAGCACCAACACCTATGTTGCCACCACCTGCACCAGTGAGATCAGATGGTGATCCTGCTTGACCTGGAGCACCCGCTTGCATTGGTGGACCACCATTATGCCCCATACCAGAGGCAGGAGGTGGGTTCATCATCATCTGTCTAGCTGCTTCCTCAGGAGAGTTAGTAGCCTTATCGGGATCAAGTGATAGAGACTTAGCGATCTCCCGCATGATGTACGGATATTTAGCATAAGCGGAGGCATTCTGGTTCTGGCCTGCAACTTGTAGGAATGTCATTAAACGCTGACTACGTACCTCTGTAGCCATAAGGCTATCAGTGCCACGCGCCTTTACCTCAAGATCACCCTTGATACTAGGGTCATGATCAAACTGCATATTGAATGCGAAGAAGGCTTCACCAATTGGGCGCAGTAAGAAGTCATCAAAGTTCTTAATCACGGACTTGATAGCACCACCTGCAGCACCCATGAGCATAGAGATACCAGCAGCGGTACGACCTACCCCTGATACACCAGTCTGACCATGGGAGAATGAAGGAATACCTGTAGCATCATCTGCTAGCTGGCGTGCCTTATCAAACATCTGCATATTCTCTTGTGATACATTGGGGAATTTGGTGCCAAAGATAGCTTGTCCAGGTGCGCCACCTGAGCGACGGAACACCTTGCCTGCATGAACTGATAAGTCCTGCCCCGGCACAAGGTTGGCTTCATCAATTTCTATTAATAGGTTGCCGGATAAGACACCATTATCAACAGCCATACGCATGAAGCCGTTCATGAGGTGCTGAGTATCATCCATGTTCTCACCAACACCAATACCAAAGATGGAGTATGGGTTGAGTTCATAAGGTACTCCATAGAATGGGATACGCTGTGGCTTAAATGGGTTGATCACAAAGCGGAGTACCTTGCCATCACAAACCCATAAGTTAACTTGGAGTTGATCCTTATCCTTAAACTCTGTAGGTATGATGGACTCAGCATCATCATCTAGTTGGTCAGCATCAATATAGCCCCAGTATTCTAGTACCTCCCAGCGCTCAATCTCAGATGTATCATTGGTATAGTCACGTAGGCTATCCTCCCAATGCTCCTTGGTATAGTTAGGGCCTGAAGCAATAACTGCATCAATAGCTTTCTTACGGAAGTAGGGACGCTTATCTAGCTTACGTAGCTGCGGGCGTGACATCTTGCGGCGACGTATAAAGTGAGATGAGTCTAGTAGTGTAACAGCATCTGGATCAGGATATGCATCCCAGATGGACATAGCTTCTGATCGTGGAGCTGTAGTAAATACTGGAGCATACGTGCCATCGTCTGACCATTTAGGTGACTCTTTGTCCTCTGCAAAGGGGCCTGTCATAAAGCCTGTACCAAACAAGGCACACTCAAATGCTGTCATACGTAGACTATGGGACGCGCCGCTCTCATCTAGCTGATCATGAATCTTCTTCTGCATCTTCTTAGCAGCAAACATTGCAGGATGTATAGTAAAGGATGAAGGTGTCTCACCCTCTCCCTCTTTAAGCCCAATGAGTTTAGCAAACTTACCCTTAAGTGGGCCAAGCCTATCAGCTAACGTCCTAGCTGTAGCACCGGGCTGTGGATCATTTCCATCACCCTTAAAGCCATAGGGGCTTACAGGCTCTGCATCATCCTCAGATGTCTTATCATTAGGATCAAAGTGTGCCGCTTCTACAATGTTCTCAGGCAGCTGGGTAGGCTCGATGGTAAGGGGGAACGAGGAGTTGGAAAATAGTACATCAACGATCTGTGAGTAGGCAGCTAGTACCTTAGTCTTAGTGATCTTAATGAATACCTGGCATTTCTCCTGCTCACTGAATACAACATCAGGTCCATAGATGCCACGGTAATTGCGATATGCCTTAAGCCACCGCATCTCATCAAACAGCCTAGTAGACTTAGAACGAGTGAAGGCTGACTGCACATGAGCCACTGCCTTAGATACAGCAGGCATGCTTATATCCTTCTCTGTATCACCATCCTCAAGGAACGCAGTGTTGGAGTCTTCTACGAACTGTTCATCATCTGCCATTAATTAGTACCCAAAAACTGTATCAGCCATTCGCGGTCCACCGTTGTGACCCATCCCAGGTTGATATGCGAATAAATCATTACGGGGCCTACTCATGATCCCGTAACGTATAGCATCGTAAATATGATCTTCACTCTTAGTGTCTACATCCTCAGGGTTATTCTTATCTAAGGGGATGGCAGGTAGCTGTGCAATAGTGTCAGTGCAACTAGAGAAGATGACTATCCCTGGCTCACCAGTGAACTCATCCACCTTAAACCGTGAGTGTAACTGGTTCTTGCCTGCAATACGACTTCCCTTACTGCGATCAGAAGGCCGCCACCTAACGTGATTATTGCTAAGCTGATCAGATAGGCAAGGGCCACGATCACCACGATTGTGCCACAGACTACTATCCAACATGCCATAAGAAACTCTTCCATCCTTTGACTCAGCCTGCTCAATAATCAATACCAATTCATCTGCTAGTGTCTTACTCACATATATCTCACGGTATATAACAAGTTGCTGTGTAGCTGGGTGTAGAGCAAACCATATTACAGCTGAGTAGGAGCCATACCCGTAATCACATGCACGGAACTTGGTCCAGTTAGATGGTATATCAAATGGCTCAACTACATGTATATTCCTATTGAACTCAGGGAATGCTGCACCTTCTGCAATATCCCAGTTACCATCAAGTAGCCTAGCACGCTGTGCCTCAGGTAGGCTTAGTAGGTTAGCCTCATACTGACCGTCCATTGAAAGGTAAGGATTATCAGCTAGCTTAGCAGGTATGAAACGCCTCTTGAGTAGGGGCTGACCAGCCTTTGTGTGACCCTCAGGATAACGTAGCTCCTCACCTGTCTCAATATCTGTAGCAACGAATGATGTATCAAAGGGAGATGGATCAATGAACATCTTCTTGACCCATGCATGCCCAGGACCACCAGGATTTGTAGTACCACGTTGGAACACTGGTAGGTCTTTAGCTGTAGTACGCAGCCTAGACCGTAGATAGTTCCATGCGTAGGGAGTGCGCCATTGTGTTAACTCATCGAAGCCTATGTACGTGAACGCTTGCCCTTGATACCTAGTAACGTCTTCATCGCGTTCCAGATACGTGAGCCATAAGGTGCCTCCAGCTGGGAATGTCCAAGTGAGTTTCCTCTCTGACCATTTCGCGCCGGGGAATACGGAGGGATATAATTCTTGTGAGACTGATATGAGTTCTCTGAGTTCTTCCGTGGTCTTACGGAGTATAAGGCCCCTGAACCCACGATGGTTGAAGTAGCGCATAGGGTCTGCAAGTAAGGCATAACTCTTACCTCCACCAGCTGCTCCACCGTATAAGACTTCTTGTTCGACACTTGCGAGGAATGAAGTCTGCGGCCCTTCGTTAGGCTCGAACAAGACATTCGCACGTTCGTTAATAGGTAGGTTCTCAACAAGTGCTGCAACTTCCTCTTTAGCTATCTCAACTATTATGGGCTTCGGCTTTGACTTCCTTGGTGCCGAGGCTTTGGTTGATTTTCTCTTGGGCTTGGATGATGCGCTTGAGGTCAAGTTCATCTTTTGTGAGAGCCTCTGCTTTGCGCTTTCTCTTTCGCTCAACTCGAAGCCTCTTGATTAATCCACTATGTACAATATGCCTACCCGTCATAGTGATAAGCCAATTAGTAACTTGTCGATAGCTATACTGCTTGTTACGTAGGAACTCAGCCGCCATCTCTAGTGCTACCAGTTCATCCACTATTGGTAGAAGGATGTCTGGGTCTTCAGTGGACACTTCATATCCAAATGGTATAGTACGTGATCGGCGTGGGATTGGGATATACTCACCCTGTTCATTTACTGGACCTAGAGGCCCTATGGCGATATCCCAATCCCTATTCAGCTTGTTCCTCAGCATCCCTCTTAGCAGGAAGTATCATAATACCTCCCTCCCCTTGTACTTGAACTACCTCTGTCTTGATAACACCAATGCGATCAAGTATCTCCTTCGACGCCTGCAGCAGCTCCCTGTTACCTAGTTGGGTAGGTGAATTAAGAATACCCACCATCTTCATCGCTGCCTTAGGCCCCTGATTAGCTAGCCACACCTTCGTGCGCTCTAGTATCTCATCCTTAAGGGATGCTGTCACGGAGCTAGGTGCTACGTTATCACTATACCCTGCAAGGCTCATGGCAATACGTGGATCACCTGCACACTCATCTGTAAACAATACATCAAGGAATAACTTCTGTCTCTCTGTTAACTCTCTAGCCATCACTTCTGCCCTTGCATCTTGGGACTACGATCTCCCCACCACCATGATAAGCTCATGCTAGTCATGAAGATAACCTGCATAACTACTTCAGCACGTAATCCAACATCTGCTACAGTGGCTACAATATAACATGTAAGCCCTAGTAGTATTAATGTTAGACCGGGCCTGACCAATCTAAGGAAGTTCACAACGTATTGACTGGCCTTACCATATCCTGTATCATGTTGATAACTAGCGGTACGCATTATTGACGTAGCATTATATTCTGCAATGCGTTCTTCACTCTCAAGTTCCTTACCTCGTGACTCCATGTTAAGCCTATGTAGGCTCACTTCATGTGCATGGTCTAAGGACTTTGTTTTACGTTTGGCACTCTCCTCCCATATACCAAGAGCCTTACCAGCAATCGTGCCGATAAGGCCCGTAGCACCTCCTGTTAATACGGAGAGTAATCCATCCCATATCATAATCTACCACCTAGCATATGTAGCCCTATCATCACCATGTACAAATGTCTTGTAGTTAATGCCTATACCCATGAAGCCTACAATCCCCATTGCATCAATCAACTCATCCTTAGGGATGGTATGTAGTGATATATCATATGCAGTTGATGGACTTAACAATGTAGACCTATGCTCCGAAAGAGGGGCACCACCAACTGATGCATTGTGTATTGGGCATCGTGCAGCGCTGTTGATATATAATGGTACACGTACTGTATCCCTTAAGACCTGCAGCTTATCTAATGATGCATCAGTTATATATGCTGTGCCACATCCACAGTGGCAAGCTAGGTTACCCCATGTAAAGTTCTTACGAGCCTCACAAAGCTCCAACACCTCACCGTGGATGGTGTTGATGTACATAGAACCTAGACTAGCCAACCAAGCTTAGAATGTTCTCGACATGATAGAGTCCTCTGGCTCTATGAGCCTTGCGGGAAGGAGCCTGCGATGTGGTATAAAACATGTTTAATTACCTTTTATGCTTATTAGGCTTCTTACTATGACGCCCAGGACGCTTAGCTTTGAACTTGGGCCTCCATACTGTGCTAGTCTGCTTCTTCACTTCTTACCACGCTTAGCTGGCATCTTCTTCTTCTCTTTGCCCTTAGCCCAGAACGGCACGAAACCCTTCTTGCCCTTAGAGTCTTTATCATCCTTATTGCCCTTGCCCTTTACAGGACCACCCTTGGCATACCCTGGCACGGAGCGATCATCACCTTTCTTATTAACACGTTTTTCTTCTTCCCACGCCTTAGAAGGTGTACCTAGCGCCCGTAAAAAGGCATTAATATCTTTTTTATGTTGCTCTGTACGGCCCATGGGATCGACCGCTTTTGCTGCATTTCCCCGTGCGGCTATGTGATTTAGAGACGCTTGCCCACGCTGCATAGGAGTTTTCTTCTTTGGCGTTGCCCGCGCCGGGGCCTGAGTACCAAGTTTCAGCTTAGCTCTGCCTTGTCGTAGAGACTCACCAATCTTCTTTTTAAGTGGCATTATGTATCATCCTTGTTAAATGAGTATTCTTTACCATTCCAGGTGAAGGCCATCTTGTTCTTACTCTTGGCATATGCAGCTGCTTGGTTTAAGGTGACCCCACCCTGCTTAACACCAACTGTATAATCTCTACTAGACTTAGACTTACCACTATTTACAGAGCCTCCACGAACAACTGGAGCCTTAGACTTACCAACAGTATTTACACGTGAACCTCTTGCCGTCTTACTATTAACAGGGGGCGTCTCACCATAGTACTCAGCATCTTGAGCAAGGCGTTGCTTCTTATTGATAGCACTCTCTGGTCCACCAGTACCACTTCTCATTGGCTTTGCAGGTGGGGTGGCATTGCTACGTGTAGCAGCCCGAGTTGCAGCACGCTGTTTAGCAGCACGCTCCTCCTCATAGCTAGACGGATATACAGAACCCATACCCTTTGTGTATGGAATTGCCATCAGCCAGCTGTCTTGTACTTGCTGCCCTTGTAGGTGAAGGACGCCTTACCTGCCTTCTTAGCTGCAGCACGAGCCTTAGCAAGGGTGGGAGCATCAAACTTAGCCATGTTGCTAGAGAGAGTAGATGTTTTATCCGTGCCAGCACTGGCTGCTGTACGAATACGACCACGTGTGGTAGAGGGTGGATTAGCAGCACGCCTAGCATCCGCTGCTGCCATGTTCTTATCCATGCTCTTACGTAATGCCTCACCAGCTCGTGGGCGCATGTTATTACGTGATGCAGCAGGAGGTGTGAGCTTAGGTGATGGGCGGTCTGACGTAGCTAGTTTCTGTTGGGTGTTAGAGTTACTGGATTGTTTAGCTGCACGTTTAGCCTTAACAGCTGCTAATGAAGACCTCACAAGATTACTAGGGGCCTTACGCTGCTTAACTGCAGGTTCAGAGGGTAATCTACGAGGTTCTACCTTACGAGTTGATACAGGGGCTTTAGCTTTAGGTGTGCTATTATACGGCGTTGCATTCTGTAAGGGAGGTCTATCATTACGTGATGTAGTGGTAGCTTTAGGTTTATTAGCAGACGCAACCTCCCTGTCAATAGACTTATTCAATGCTTTCCGGTCAGAAGCTGTAGGTGTCTTTCGATCAGGTGTGGAAGTACGGGCTGCACTTCTGCCTGGTTTCTTGGGAGTCACGGGGATAGACTTTGGACGGGATGGCGCATCAATACTCTTAACATCAACCTTAGCACTGGGTGTTGACTTCTGTAGACTATGTTTGATATCATTAAGCGGGAATAACTTCTTGTACCTGGGAGTAGGCGCTGTCTCCTTACGTGTGATGGTAGGCTTCTTAGCAGAACGAGCCTTACTATCAGCTGCATCATTAGCTGCCTTGCGCTCCTCTTGGTTCATACCAGGAGTACTAGCAGTATCCTTGGTGTTCTTGCCCCACCAATCTGATAGGGAACTTGTCTTCATCTTGATAGGGTCAGCCATATTAATCTCTCCATCCTTCTAAGCGCATAGAGGACTCTACATGCTCAAGGTCATATGTGATACCTGTACGAGCCTCAATAGCCGCCCTTACATAGAACACAGAACTGTGTGGATACTTAAGTGGGGGCATGTCAGTGTAGAACATCTCTTGATATGCCTCACGTGTTAGCTCTTCATCATTCATGGAAGGTAGTTATACCACATATGGGTATACGTGTCAATAGTGTTTATCAATATACAGGACCATTGTCGTTGAACGCATACATTCCACTATGTCGCTGAACAACGACACAGAGCACTACGTGTATTGATACAAGGGGAAGTGGGCTATACATGTGGGAAGTACCTGGCTATCCTACATATAGTGATACATGTATGTGTAGCTAGGCGCACTCCATGATTCTAGTAGTCCTATTGATACTATATAGCTATATATGGTACTGATATACCCTTCATGCTATCACTTAGTGATACATATAGGTATTATACAGCTACATATATAGCTATATACTCTTCTAGTGATACATATAGGTATTATACAGCTACATATATAGC